TGAAAGATTACAAGCTGTATGATAAATAGCCATTGCGTCAGCCACAGCTTCATCATGATACTTAATATTTTTCCACTTCACCTGATATAATTTTTTAATTGCTTGTATCATTTCTAATTTAGCTGCTGCTTTTTTGTTCAATACACATTTTTTGGCATCCATTTCTGAATACCATTCAATAGGAATATCCTTTGCATCGGCTATTGTTTGTAACATTCCCGTAACCATACCTATCATAACTGCCGCACTTGCATTTTGACTTCCGTGGGGTGCTTCGGAAAGCATATAAGTAACTTCATGCTTTTGAATAATTGCTAACAATTCATTGTTAATATCGTGTACCCTGCGTATCGTATCATCCGATTTACGTATTCTGCGTTTTTTATTATCCGGTGCAGTTTTAATGCAACCACAGGCAATTACTTTGTTTTCTTTCACTACACACCAACCCCAAGCAGTCATTGAAGGATCATTGGTTAAAACAGTTAAATGTTTCATACTAATTCAAATTCTTTTTCAATAAATTTATGAAAATTTGTATGCTGAATAAGATATTTATCAGGGTGTGCATCTTTTAATGAAAAAGTTACATGGTTATAAAAGCTCCAAAGATTATTATATTTGAAATCTTCAAACGTAGGCAACAATATTTCATGCTTTATAATGCTTAATTGTTGAGCAGTTATAATTTCATGTTCAATAAACAACCTGCCTGCAAGTTCAGCCATTAATCGTTTTTCAACAACAACCTTTTTCATACGTTCAGCATAATTTACAGTTTGTACAAAACGTTCTTTAAGTTGTGAAATCACAATTTTTATTTTGTTGGAAAGTTCCTGTACTACATCACCTATATGTTTACGTATATATTGCACTTCACCAATAATCATTCCATTCATACAAATCCAAGCATGACCACCAGCTACAAATGCGATAGTTTTTGATTTATCATAACTGTTTCGCCATGCAATCTGCATACCAATATCTTTATTATCATTGTGACGAATACTCATTAAACCAATAACTTGATTACCACTTCTGCCAATGTTGTACTTCTCGTTTTCTATTTCCATATTATTTTCATGCAATCGTCTTTCAATTTTACTAACAATGGCACGATTAGAAACTGGACTATAACTTTCAGTTTTCTTTGGAATAGGAATTGAATAAATTAGTTCTCTTGTCATTTTTTCTTTCAATATAAAATGTTAAATTTTTATTGCGAATTTCAATAAATGGATTCTCTTTGGTTAAGGAATCCACCGTATAAGGAATACCATATTTAGCAAAAATAACATTTACCTGTTCAGCATCCTGAATTTTTAATTGTTGAATTTTTCTTACATTTGGTTGTGATATTGTGACCAAAAACCAGACAAGTAAAATAGCAGTTTTCATCTTTCTTTAGGTTTACGATTACTTTCAAATTTCTTTTCAATATGTTCCCAAAGATCAATTACTTGTTCTTTTAAATCAGCTTCTGAATGATTTTTTTCAACCATTTTAATTGCTTCATCCATGCTGTTTGATAACTTTTCTTCACCTATACAATACACCGTATTTTTAGTGTAATCTTTTATAAATTGCAAATTAGCACGAATATCATCAATACCGTAATCAAAAAGTATAATTACCGGTGCAGTATGAAAAGGTTTCCAAATAGAACTTTTATGTACTTCAATCAATGTTTCAACCCCTATTACACGTGTAGTTTCTTTACCTGCGATTTTCTGTTTTACTTTAATCTTTTCAGGATTACCGGCACGTAAACGTAAACTGGAATAAAAACCGACACCTAATCCACCTGGAGTTGTGTATTTTTGTCCATAAGTCCCGGCATCAAGATTTTGACGTACTTGATTTGAGCACACCATTAACCAATTATTCTTAGCAAGAATACGACAAGTTTTACGCAATTCTTCACTAAATTCTTTAGCTCTACGCATTCCCATTTTATCACCATCCTTATTTTCCATTTCCATATCGGTTGACAACGCTGCTAAAGAATCTGCAAAAATACCGTTTACTTCTGCACCTTTTGGTTGCCAGCTACGTACAGATTGAAATACTTCTGTTACTGTATCAGGTGTGGTATAATCAACTTTATCAAACCGTACATCAAACATTTGTGCAAATTGTTTATTTAAACGTGCTTCAGGATCATGGAACATAACATCACCATTTTTACGCTGTACGTCACCGGCAATTTCACAAAGTAAAACAGTCTTTCCAGCACCAGAAGGCCCAAATATTTCAACCAATATACCTAAAGGAATACCACCACCACGAACCCTTCCACCTGAAATTGCTAAATCCAATAAAGTGGAACCCGTACTTACAATAGAATTAAAATTACCATCATAATCATTCTGTTTTTTTGTACGTTGTACTGAATGACTTTTAACTTGTTCATGTAAAGGTTTACTTTTTCTTGTCCTTTTCATACTTAATAATATTAAAAATTTCAGTAATGTCTTGTTCTGATAAACCTTTATTTTCAAATTCCATGTGTAGTAAACGGCAAAATGTAGGATAATTTGTACGTTTTGTACCATTATTATACGTATCAATAGCTCTTTCTGCTATTTTACGTATCAGTTCTTCTTTAGAAATGTTCCTTTGCTGTTCCTTATTCCAGCTATTCAATAAATTAAGCAATATTACAGTCTTTGTCACACCTTCTGACAAACAATATAAGGATAAAAAGGATGCCGTTTTTATTGGCACTTGAAATCCTACTAAACGGACATCCTCTTTATTGTTTCTGGACTGCTTACTTTTTAGTATTAGCCCCATGTTTTTTCAGTTCTTGTTTCTTTGCATAACATTCATTCCACAAATCACAATCTTCACAATCATCATATTTATCATTGTCCTTACCAAATACATAATTTTCAGGACATTTTAATTCCTTAGTTTTACGATTACGTGACGGTTGTTTTTGTTTTACAGGTTCAGGTTCTTCTTCCTCATCTTCATCATCTTCATCCTCATCTTCATCTTCCGGTTCTTCTTCCTCATCATTATCTTCATCATCTTCATCTTCATCTTCAGGTTCCGGTTTTGTTGCTTTACGTGCTTTGATTTTTGTTTTACCACGTTTTAAATCTTCATCCTCATCATCATCTTCTTCATCATCTTCAGCAGTAAATGATGAATAAAATTTATCCTTCAATTCGTCATAACCTAATATAGTTAAACATTCATCAAGTGCAGGGATTGTATCCAGCACTTCATCATCATACTGTTCTTTACGATCAGCAAAATCAAAACGTGTTGGGTCAGCAAATTTATTTCCTGCAAAACTGTTTTCTGCAAAACGCACTACAATAGAATACCCTAATTGAGGATCAGGAAATACTTCAAATTTTTCCGGGTCATTTTCAGCAAGTTGTTCTTCAAACCGTTTTTGGAACAGAAAATCGGAAAATTCAAATAAAAACAACTGATTAGGATCAATTTTTTTGTTGCCTTTAATGAACACAGCATACAAGTTTTTATCAGTTGTTTTAAGTTGCTTAATCGTTTCTTCATCACCTTCTTCCTTACGAAGTTTTTCACGATATTCACAAATAGGGCATTTTTTACCTATTGATGTAGGGCAAACCACAGCGTCATTCCTTGCACCAATTCCACGATGTACTTTAAATGGCCGTTTGTACCACAATGAATTTTTTACTGCAATTTCGTTTTCATCATCACGATCAGGGTGATTTTTATCAGTAACATTGTAAGGCATAAAATCAAACGTGACTTTAGTATCCGGGTCAGGGCTAAACACTTCAACCCCATCAGGTGCTTTAATGTAACTAAAATTATCACGTTTTCGTGAACTTGCATTCTTTTTGATTTTACCGCCAAAAACGCTTTTTCTTTTCTCTTTTTTGCTCATAATTCATTAATTATTAATTGGTTAAAAACAAATATACAAAATATATTTTAAAAAAACAAATTTTTTATTAAATATTTTATTTAGCGTGTGATTTTACGTATTCTTGCATTGTTTTCTTTACGTTTTTCAATATAGTTTTGTTTTTCAGTTTTCAAATCACGTGGTATTTTTGGCCCTGCGAAATACCCCGCAATATACAGTTGTACAAGGTTTTCCAATGCTGCTTTACGTGTAAAACTAATTTCATTTTTAGCTATTTCTGCTGTATTCAATTCTACCATAGCATTAAAATACCGTTCTTTAGCTTCGGTATATTTTTTATGAACTTTTACAGCAGATTCAACTTTTACATCAGTTGATTTTACACCATCTCCTAAATATTTTTCAGGATTTTGGTTAATTTCCAAAGTTAGTTCAGCAATAACTACTTTTACATTTTCTTCAGCACGTGCTAATTCATCTTTACAATCAGCCCAATTTTTTCCGTAACGTATGGCTAAACTTGCTTGTTCTAACCATTCCACATCTAAACTACTCTCATCAATTTGTACGTCTCTTTCGTAATTCATTTTTTGCCTCCTTTTTAAAGTTTTTAATATATGATTTAACAGTAAATCCTATTTCATCTTGCATATTTTCCATAAGTTCAATAGGATTTTCACCTTTATTTATTGTACGTGAATAGCCACTATCAACTTTTACATTTTCATAATCCCCTAAGTTTTGGGTCATTGATACTGTTACCCATACTTTATCTTCGGTTGTTTCGTTTACAATTTTTGCTTTCATTTAATTAACTTTTAATAATTCTGTAACAAGCTAAAACCAAACCCGGAAAACCAATATTGTAAAACGGTTCTTCAAAGTTTTCCAATATTAATCCGGCAACTGAATCATCCTTATTCAGTAATACGCTGGAAGCGTAACCTAAAACAACCCTGCGTACACTTTCGGCTTCCTGTTGTTTTAAACCCTGCAAAATAGTTTTTACTTTTGACCATCCTTCACGTTTAATTAAAGCACGGCACAATGCAATACTTTCTGATTGTTCAATAGCTGTTTTTTGTGCCACAATCAATCTGCGTTTTGCAGGCGTACTTAAAACCTGTTCAAGTATTTGAACAGCATTGCGTGGATGACCTTGTGCATCAAGTATAATTTGATCTGTAATTTCTTTTTCTAATGTATCATTTTCAGCTTTTGTTATTGAATTTAACAGTTCTTCCATATCATCATCATCAAGCAACTGCACCTGAAATTGACTGCACCTGCCTTTTATTGTTGGTAATAAACTTTGTGGATCAGTTGTACAAAGTATGAAATATACGTGTGCAGGGGTATCTTCCAATATTTTAAGGAAAGCATTTTGAGCATCACCAGTAGCTTTATGAATCTCGTCCACAATATAAACCTTATTACTTCCACCCAAAGGGGTGAACTGTGCATTACGTCTTATTTCACGAATAGTATCAATACCACGAAATTGTGCGGTATCAATTTCAATTATGTTATTATCATTACATTTTAATTCTTTTGCTATAATACGTGCCAAAGTAGTTTTTCCGCAACCGGTTTGCCCGTGAAATAAAAATACGTGTGGAATATTTTCTTTTTTTAACATTCCTTTTAAGGTA